AGCTTACACTTTACAGAATTTTGGGTGCAAGAGTTTAGTGAAAAAGGTGGTGGTCATCATTCTACACATCAACATTGGAATCAACATGTATCAGGATTTTATTTTTTAAAGTGTAGTGAAAAAACATCTTATCCTATCTTTCATGATCCAAGACCTGGTGCAGAAATGACAAAATTGTTTACGAAAAATCCAGAACAGGTTACATTAGCATCTAATCAAATTCATTATAAACCAAAACCAGGAACTATGATTATTTTTCCAGGTTATGTCCCCCATGAATTTGCAGTGGATGCAGGTTTAGAGCCATTTAGATTTATACACTGGAATATAAAAGTTGTTGAAACAGCAATATCAAAAGAAAGGAGTAATAATAATGAGCTTCAAAAAAAATAAATACGTTGTAATTAAAGAGGCTGTGCCTAAAGATATAGCTGAATTTGTTTACAATTACTTTTTACTCAAAAGAACTGTTGCTAGAACTTTATTTGATCAAAGATATATATCTCAATTCACAGAAGAATGGGGAACGTGGGCAGATGAACAAGTTCCAAATACATATTCTCATTATGCAGATATAGCTATGGAAACTTTGCTCATGAGAACTTTACCTATTATGGAAAAGAAAACAGGACTTAAATTAAACCCAACATATTCTTATGCAAGAATATATAAACCTGGTGATGTACTACATAGACACAAAGATAGATTTAGTTGTGAAATATCTACAACATTAAATCTAGGGGGTGATCCTTGGCCAATACATTTAGAGCCAAAGAAAAATGTAGGTATACCTGACGGTAAAAAAATTACTGTAAAAAGTAATAACAAAGGTATTTTAGTTAATTTAAAACCTGGTGATATGCTTGTTTATAGAGGCATGGAATTAGAACATTGGAGAGAAGAATTTCAAGGTGATAACTGTGCTCAAGTATTTCTACACTATAACGACCAAAAATCTAAAGATGCAGCTCAAAACGTAAATGATCGAAGACCGCATTTAGGACTTCCAAGTTGGTTCAAAAAGTAATATAATCTTTAAATGGGGACAGTGACTCCACCACATACCTCACTGTCTCCTTTTAAGGATTATTTATGAGTTTAGGATTTGACGCAATATCAGCATTACCATTCGCTACATCAGGACCCGATTCAGATGTTGCAGTAGTTGTAACAGGTAATCAATTAACTATTACTATTGGTAGTGTAGGTATTATTGCTGATGCAATTACACAAGATGCAGATCCAAATCCATTAACTCTAGGTCTTGGTACTTTAAGTATTACAGGTCAAGCAAATGTAAGTGTTACAGCTAACCCATTAACATTAGGTGTTGGAACGGTTACAGTTACAGCAGATGCTACAGTTTCTCCTACAGCAAATGCATTGACGTTAGCGACAGGAAATGTTACAGTAACAGGAACGGCACTGGTGAGCCCAAGTGGAGTACCATTAACGGTAAACACAAAAGAACCAGGTATAATAACATGGAATGAAATTATTCCAGGAGCAAACATGGTTTGGACACCAATAGATCCAAGTTAAAATTATGGCATCAACATTTTCATCAGATTTAAAATTAGAAATAGTAGCAACCGGAGAAAAAGCTGGTCTTTGGGGTACTATTACAAATACCAACTTACAAATTTTAGAACAAAGTGCTAGTGGTTATCAAGATATTGACATGGCTGGTGCAAGTGTAACTTTACTTTTATCAGATGGTGCAACATCAAATGGTAAAAATTTTTATTTAAAACTATCTGGAACTTTAGCTGGTGACAGAACTTTAACAATGCCATCAGGAGCTGAAAGAGTTTGGATCATAAGTGATGAAACAGTTAGAGGAGGATCAAACAGAACATTAAGTGTTTTAACAGCTAGTGGTACATCTCAACCTGTGCCTCCAGGAGCAACTTTACTTTGTATTTCTGATGGTACAAACACAACAACAAGAATTATAGAAAAAGGTTATGCAACTATAACTGACTCTAACTCACCCTATGCAGCGGTATCAGGTGCACAAATTTTTGCTAACACAACAGCTAACCCTATAGAGATTGATTTACCAGCGTCTCCAGCAGTAGGTGATGAAATTACTATTATTGATACTAGAGGTACATTCGGATCTAATAACTTAACCATTGATAGAAATGGTCAACCTATAAATACTGGAACATCTAATTTAGTTTTAAATACAAATGGACAATCCATTACTTTAGTTTATGTAGATGCCACTAGAGGTTGGGCTTTCAAAACAAACACAGCATAGGAGCTAACAAATGGCTCTAACCAAAATTAAATTCGCACCTGGAATTGATAAACAAGACACAGCTGTTGGCGCTGAAGGTCGTTGGGTTGATTCTGATAATGTAAGATTTAGATATGGACTACCTGAAAAAGTTGGTGGTTGGCAATCTCTATTGACAGATACAATATGTGGTGTGGCTAGAAAGATGTTACCTTTTGTTGATAATGATGGTAATAGATATGTAGCTATTGGCACAGATAAATTTTTACTTGTATATTTTGAAGGACAACTTTTTGATGTTACACCTTTAAAAACTAGTATTACTGGTGCAACACTTTCAACAAATTCTACGACAACAGTTACGATAACAACTTCAGCAGCACATGGAATAAATGTAGGTGATATAGTTTTATTTGATAGTGTTACTTTACCAGGTGGTACAGGTTTTTCAGCATCAGATTTTGAAGATAAAAACTTTCAAGTTATCACTGTTCCAAGTCCAACAACTTTTACAATTACAATGGGATCAGCTGCAAGCGGAACAGTAAGTGCTGGTGGTAGCATAACTTTAAAACCTTACGAACCTGTTGGCCCAGCTGCACAATCCTATGGTTATGGATTTGGTATTGGAAACTATGGTGGTACTATTACTGGTGTTGTGCAAACAGAATTAGATGGATCGTTGAACGCGGATACTGCTGGTACAGGTGGATCGGGAACAGCTGTTACTGTAGATTCAACTACTGATTTTCCAGCTTCAGGAACGATTGCAATAGCAAACGAATTAATTACATATACATCAAAAAGTTCTACACAATTTTTAGGTATTACTAGAGGTGCATTAGGTACGGCAACTATAGGTACATCAAATGGTCAGGCTCACAGCACTAATGCTGTAGTTCAAAATGCAACAGACTTTACAGGATTTGGAAGTGCAGTAGAAGCATCTACAGTTACATTAGAACCAGGACTTTGGTCTTTAAGTAATTTTGGTGAAGTGCTTATAGCAACTGTATTGAATGGTAAAACATTTACTTGGAATTCAGGAATTGCAGCTAGACTTACAACAAGAGCTTCAACAACCACATCAGGATTTGAAACTAACAATAACCCAACAGCAACAAGATCAACGTTAGTTTCTCCAACAACAAGACACTTAATTCATTTTGGAACTGAAACAACTATTGGTACACCTGATACTCAAGATGATATGTTTATTAGATTTTCTGCGGATGAAAGCATTAATGAATATACGGTTGAAGCAACCAACACAGCAGGCACACAAAGATTACAAGATGGCACAAAGATTATGGGTGCATTAGTTGCAAAAGAAAATATTCTAGTCTGGACTGATAACGCACTTTACACAATGAAGTTTGTAGGTGCACCATTTACATTTGGTTTTGAACAAGTAGGTACGAACTGTGGTTTGATTGGACAGAACGCAGCCATTGAAATAGATGGTGTTGCATATTGGATGGGCACAAATGGTTTCTTCTCTTTTGATGGTACCGTTAACTCATTACCTTGTTCTTTAGAAGATGATATTTATGACAATATTGATACTACAAAAGGACAACAAATAAATGCAGGTATTAATAATCTATTTACAGAAGTAACATGGTGGTATCCAACATCCGGCTCTGATTTTAATAATAGATATGTTGCTTATAACTACGGTGAAGATAATGCTAGGTTAGCTATGGGTAATTGGTATGGTGGAACAAATACTAATTCAATTAGAACAACTTGGATTGATTCTTTAATCTATCCTAAACCTTATGCCACAGCTTACAATAGTTCAGCCACAGGAACTTTTCCAGCTATAGTAGGTCAAACAGGATTAGGTCAAAGTGTTTTGTTTGAACATGAGATTGGTACTGATCAAATTAATCCTGATGGTAGCACAACAACTTTAACATCTTTTGTGCAATCATTTAGTTTTTCTTTACAAAAAGATCAAAGTGAAATCTTTTTAGCAATGAGAAGATTCTTACCTAACTTTAAAGTTTTAACAGGAAATAATAAAGTAACCATTGGTATAAGCGATTTTCCAGCTGAATCTAGAACAGATTCTGCATTAAGCCCCTTTACAATTACATCATCTACGAATAAAGTAGATACAAGAGCAAGAGGAAGATACGCTAGCATTAAAATAGAGAATACCGGATCAGGTGAGGCATGGAGATTTGGTACCTTTCAAGTAGATATACAACCAGACGGTAGAAGATAATGACAAAGATAGTAGTAAGATTACCAGAACCTAAAAAAGAATATACAGAAGATAATCAAAGACAAATTAACAGAGCTATCTCTACAGTAGTAGAACAATTAAACGCTACATACTTAACACAATTAAAAGAAGATTCTGAAAGATACACATTTTTTGGATTAGGATAAAATGGCAAATATATATAAAAACGATAAAGTAAGTTTAACAAATACAGATCTTACAACTTTATATACAGTACCCTCTAACTCAAGAGCTATTGTTAAATCTATAAACGTGGCAGAGGATGCTGCAAGTACAGCGGTTGTAAAAGTAACTTTAACTAACGCATCAGGCACAGCTTTCGTAGTTGATAATGATGTTAATTTAACTGCTGGTCAAAAAGAACAAGTGTTAACAGAACCATTAATTATGGAAGAAAGTGAAATACTAAAAGTGCAAGCGGCTAGCGGAGCGGTGGACGTGGTTGCATCCATATTAGAAATCAATAGGGAGGACAGATAATGTCATTTGTAGAAACAGAAGCTTCTGTAAGGTATGAAATAATAGATGGTAAAAGAATACCGGTTATTACACCTAGAACAGAAGTAACATTAACCAACACAGAAACAGGTCAAGAATACATGTCAGATGCTGAAGCTATGCAGGATGTACAAAATTCAAACACAGCTACTAAATCTGAACATATCAGAAGAGATGTTCATGTCACTGTAGAGTCGATACCTTTGGGTACAGCGACTAATATCAGCGATTGACGGAAGTAGGAAAAACAAGTAAAATTAACAACTATGCCATTTAAACGTATTAAAAGAGCTTTCAAAAAAATAACTAAACCAGTAGCAAAGGTACTTAATAAAGTCGTACCTAATGAGATTAAACCTTTTTTACCTTACGCTGCAGCAGTAGCACCTTATTTATTACCTGCTGGAACTGCAGGTGCAGGCCTTTTAGGCACTATGAAAGGTAGAGCTTTTCTTACAGGTGGTCTTAATCTTGCATCACAATTATCACAAGAAGGAAATGAAGAAGGAGATTTTTCTGCATTATCTTTAGGACTAGCTGGATTACAAGGAGCACTTACAGCTCCAGGTGCAGCAGAAACTTTAAGAGGCATGCAAGTAGCAGATACATATAATCCTGAATTAGCACAATTCGGTAAACCAGAATTAGTTGGTGAACCATTAAGCTTTTTAGATAAAGCAAGAAATGTTGGTTTAGGTACTTTAGAAAAAGCAGCAGTTGCTTCTGAAGGAATAGCAGGAACTTTACAAGATCCATTCAGCGCTAGTTTAGGAGAATTTGGAAAAGCAGCAGTTGTACCTTTTAGTCAGGGATCAATGGATCTAGGTATGGCCACAGCTAGAAAAGCATTAAAAGATTATGAATTAGAATTAGACGCATTCAACGCTCAAGCAGGCGCTGATCAAGCAGCGTCGGACGCGGATAGAAGAGCAGCTATTATTGCTTCTATGACTGCAGCTGACTTTACACAAGATATTATTGATGAAACACTAGGTCAGTTAGGATTGAAAGATGGTGGTAGAGTAGGTTTTGATAATGGTGGTGATGTATCTTTTGGTGGTATTAAAGAAGCCATTAAAGGCGTAGCACAAAACAATATGGAAGAAGGTGTTACTCAAATGTATGTATCTGATTCAGCAGGTGTTATACCTTTAAGAGATGGTGATGCTGTTACAGGTAAAACTATGGATATGATGGTATCTGGATTTGTAGAGCCTTATACTAAAAATGATTTTAGAGATCCTGATGGCTATGAGAGATTTATGGATATATTCAGTGAATTTAAAGAAATCAAGATGAAAAGAGACAAGGAGCTTAACGAAGAAGGGATGAAGAAA